AATGGGAAAGAAGAGCCTTGGAAAATAGCTATTTCTAATGATGTTATGATTTCATCTCTTTGTAGATTAGATGATTTTCAGATGCTTCTGCTTCGATTGGAAAGAGCTGGAACGGAAATTGTCATTGATAAAGAGTATGACGATGACGAGATTCAGCCGGAGAAAGAGCCTGAACCATCATTCAGTTAGGAAAGCGAGGAAGAGTAATTGAAATACATAAAGGCAAAATTCGAAAAGAGCAGACGGTCATATACTTATAAAACCAAAGACGATGTGAAAGCCGGAGATATCGTTGTGACTGAGAAAGGTGTAAATCTGACGGTCACTGATGAAACTGTTGATATGGCATGGGTGAAAACCTATGGCGCGAACAAAGTTGCGGTTGTGAAGAAATTGGAAGAGCCTGCCAGTGCAGGAGAAAGAGAGGAAAAACATGAGTAAAGTATTAGATGCAGCAAAAGCATTGGTACAGATGTTAGAGGAAAAAGAAAAGCAAGATAAGGTATTATTATCCGCATTGCAGGCAGGAGAAACCTTCAAGATTGGGGAACATAATTTTATCGTCTTGGAGCAGGACGGAGCGCAGACAAAGGTTATCTCAAAAAGATTTATGGCAGAGAATGTAGTGTTTGACAAATATGTTAGAGATTACAGTGATTCAAGCCTTAAAAAGCTGATTGAGAGAGACATTTATCCTGTTATTGCAGAAGTAGTAGGTGAGGATAACATTATTGAGCATGAGGTGGATTTAACGTCTGTTGATATGCAGCAGGAGTTTGAACCGGTAAAATGTAGGGTACGCCCTATCACATTCGATGAAGCAAGAAAGTACAATGATTTGCTCGTTACTCCGGAGATTGATGGCTGGTGGTGGACATGCACTCCTTGGAGTACAGAAGAACGTGGATGGAAGTATGCACTCGCCGTTGTTTCCCCGTCCGGCAACATCTACGGCGATAGCTACGAGGGCAGCGGCGGTGTTCGCCCATTTTGTATCTTGAAATCTAATATCTTTGTATCGAAGGGAGAATAGTTACTATGAGTAAAAATTTAGAACATAGGGTTGCTGAACTTGAAAAAGAGGTGGAGTGATAATGGCGAATGAAGTTGTAAAAATGGATACTGCTGTAAGCCAGTGGACAAATTCGATTACGGACCTTGTTGTAAGGGATTTTGATACTTGCGGAGTTACATTCGATGAATATTCGAAACAGTGCGCTATGGCAGCAATGACAAGTATTTTTCAGCTTGTGAAAGACAGTGACAAAGTAAATGACTTAAATGGAATTGATAAGTCCAATTTAAGAGAGATTGTTGGGAGGTGCGCAAGTCTTAAGCTCAATGCGAATGTAGTGCCTAGAGAGTGTTACTTCCAGTTGCGTTCAAAGAAAGTCGGAAACAATTATGTGCAGGTTGTTGAGATGGGAATTGAGGGAGACGGTAACGATGCACTTCTAAGGAATTATGGAAACAACGTAAAAGAGGTTTATCCAGTATGGCTTGTAAAAGAGGGAGATGAATTCATTTATCCGAAACACATAGGTGTTGAAGTTACGCCGCCAGAGTGGGAAGAGAAAGGATTGTCTCAAAAGGTTGTCCGCGTTGTATATCCGGTGAAATTGACAGATGGGAAAGTGCAGTACTTAATTGCTGAGCGTGAAAGTGTGAAAACAAATCTTTTTGCTCATATTAGAAATAATCTGATGAATGAGACGTTTGGTTTTGTCACAGGGAAGAAACAGAATGGAAAAGACAGAACTAGATATGATGCAACGCCTGATGAAAAAAAGAAGATTGCAGAGAAAAAAGAAGAAATCTACGATGCGCTTCGAAAATGCGAGACATTGGAAGATATGCTTGCTTGCGAAGAAGCTAAGCCATATATCTCCGCAGCATGGCTTGATACACCGGAATCTATGATTGTCCGCAAGATGCGTAATAACGCAATCAAGAAGTTCCCGAAGAACATGAATAGCATGGCAAAATCATCATTGTTACAGATGGATGATACATATAAAGTTGCGCAGGAAGAGATTGCTGAAAATGAAAATTCACAGGAATTCGTGGTTGATGGCGATGTGGTGGCTGAATCTGAAGCCACGGAAGTTCCGGAGTTTGCAAAGGAGGAAACTTTAAGTAATCAAAAACATTAACGTTAGTGGTTAAATATGCTTAAATATTCCACTTATGGAATATGGCGATGGGCTCTATAATCAGACAACATTCATTATGCCAGATGAATAATTATGAAGTTGGAAGTCAGAATACAAGGGGGTGGTTAAATGCTCATGAAATGTAATGGATCTGGTTCATCTGGTAATGGATATGCCCTAATCACAGATGATGAAATTCTTCTTTTAGAATGCGGGGTGCCGGCAAAGGATATGTTGCAAGCCATTGATTATCAGACTGGAAAAGTGGTCGGATGCCTAATTTCACATGAGCATGGTTAGGCGATCATGCGAAATACATTAAGGACTACATGAAGTACGGAATCAGCGTGTATGCAAGTGATGAGGTTTCCACGGCAATTGAGCAGATATACGGAGAAAAAGTTGTCGGAATTGAGCGAATGAAAACAAAGCAGATGGGGTCATTTCAAGTGATACCATTCCATGTACCGCACAACGATACGGAATGCGACGGATTCTTGATAAAACAGGATGAAATAGGTAGCTTGCTATTTATTACAGATGCGGAATATTGTCCGTATGACTTTTCAAAAATGGGAATCGCTCATGCGCTGGTCGAGTGTAATTACAGTGAGGACTACATAAGTCATATGGAAGATGCCGGAAAGTTTGAACACGTCCTTCGAGGTCATATGGAATTGCAAACGTGTAAACGGCTCATAGAGTCAATAAATAGTCCGAGACTAAGAAGTATAGGCTTACTGCATTTAAGTGGCGGAAATGCGGACGCAGGGCGGTTCAGAGAAGAGATAGAGCAACTTGTAGATTGTGACGTGAAAGTATACGTTGCGGAGAAAGGATTTCAGACCGATATAGGATTGGAACCGTTTTAGGAGAAGTTATGAAAATTTTATCGAAGTACGCTTAGTTGGATATGTAGTGTATCACGGACAAAGCTTTGAAGAGTGGCGGTGTCCAGATAAAGATTGTGGGATGAGCGTTTCGGAAGACTACCAATATTGTCCGTATTGCGGAAGAAAACTGAAGTTCAAGCAACCGGAAAGAAGTAACATGGTAAGTATTTTTCAAAAACAAGAAAGGGATAACTTATGAATAAATGGATTGGAATGGGTCGATTAACACGTAATCCAGAGGTTAGATACGGTGGAGCAAATAACACAGCAGTTGCAAGATACACTCTCGCAGTAGAACGAAGATTCAAGAGAGAGAATGAACCGACAGCGGACTTTATCAACTGTTTGACATTTGGTAAATCTGCCGAGTTTGTAGAAAAGTATTTTCGACAGGGTATGAGAATCACGGTTTGCGGTCGTATTCAGACAGGAAGTTACACGAATAAAGATGGAGTGAAAGTTTATACAACAGAAGTTGTAGTTGAAGAACAAGAATTTGCTGAAAGCAAAAATGCTAGTCAGCAGAACCAGAGCGGTCCGGTTCAGAGTCAGAGCGGACCGGTGCCAGCAAGTTCTGGTGATGGATTCATGAACATTCCGGATGGAATTGATGAGAAGTTGCCGTTTAATTAATAATTAAGGATGGTGATGGTATTGCAAAGCGAAAGAAAACCTTCAGAAATCATTCAGGATTTCATTGATTTATTAAAAGAATCACAGGAGAAATATGATGCATCGAAGACTGAATGTGAAAAACTGGATTCACCAGAAAGAAGTAAGCAGTGGGCGCACAAGTTTGAGTTTGCAGATAATAAGCAAGAGCGGAACAAACTTGCTACAGCTTACCGGAATGAGAGAAAGTTACGCAGACAGCATAAAGATGTGGTTGATTTGTACAAGTTCATTCACGATTTTGCAAGTTCGGAAAATAACAAAGCTATTCTGAAACGGCTGAACGGAATGCTTGTAATGCAGAAACATAATGAGAAATATTTGAGCAGTGACAGACAGTATAAGGCAGGTGATAAGGTTGAAGATATACGTTGATACAAACCAACAGGACGGAAAACATGAAACGAAGCACAGATATCTTATCAGTAAAGGATATGAGCTTGTGTTTCTTCCACTTCCAGAGGGTGATTATATACTCGAAAACGAGAAGATTGAAAGTATGCTTGCAGACAAAGATAAGAGAAAGTGCAAAGTTGTAAAGAATGACATTTCGGGGCTGTTTGATGTTTCAGTTGACACTAAACGCAATATACAGGAAATTATTGGAAATATTTGCGGAAAAGGTCATGCGAGGTTTCACGATGAGTGCGCAAGGGCAATGAATAAGGGATTGAAATTCTATATTCTCATTGAGAATGAAGATGGAGTGAAAACGATTGATGATCTGGAAACATGGGATAACCCACGTATTGCAAGGTGGAAGCGAATTAAAGAGCATCATGAAAAGGGAAGATGGGGAAATGTACCGATTCCGAAGCGACCACCTACATCCGGAGAGGGATTGGCAAAATCGATGCGGACAATGGAAAAACGTTATGGAGTGAAATTTCTTTTTTGCCGGCCGGAAGAAGCTGGCAGGAGAGTTGTGGAGTTATTGACAGGGGAAGAGGTATAGGCATGGTACATACATTTGACAGTGATATAGCAGCTAAATACGGAGTAAATGCAGCCATTCTTTTGCAGAATTTGTACTATTGGATTGAGAAAAATCAAGCAAATGAAAAACATTTCCATGATGGACGCTATTGGACATACAACAGCATTAAAGCGTTTGAAGAAATGTTTCCATATATGAGTAAAAAGCAGATACGTTCAGCGTTGGAAAAGATGGAAAATGAAGGGATTATTATTTCTGGGAACTATAACAGTTCTACTTACGATAGAACAAAATGGTATGCAATTACAGAGAATGGGTATGCATTATTTGGAAATGGCGATTGCATTTGCCAAAAAGGTAAAATGGATTTTCCAGAAAAGGCAAATCAATTTGCCGCAGAGGGCGAACCAATACCAGATATAAACACAGATAGTAAACCAGATAATATTACAGTATCTAACTTTACTGTTCGTCGGACTGACGTCCAACGATGCGTAAATGAGTGGAACTCATTGGCTGAGTACGGAATCAAGCAGATTTCAAGAATGGCAGCAGGAACTCAAAGATATGAAAGATTGGTGGCGAGGATAAAGCAATATGGCATTGATGATGTTTTAAAGGCGATAGCAAAGATACGTGCCAGTAGTTTCTTACAGGGACGTTCAGGCAGTAAAAGGCAGTGGGTAATAACCTTTGATTGGTTTGTATGTCCCAATAACTTTCCAAAGGTGTTAGATGGCAATTATGATGATGCTGAAATCCAGAATCCTATTTATCATACACCAGACAGTGGAGGTAGTAGGCAGTAGTGTTAAATGAAAAAGAGATACGAAAAGCTATTGCATTGATGAAACCGGACAGCCAGTTATTCGAGATTCGTGTCATATATGGTAATAAGCAAATGTATAGCGGATATTTCCGGAGTGCAGATACGTTGATGCGTGGATTCGATGAATTACGGAACTTCGGTGACTGCAACATCTATATGACGCTCAACTCACTGAACGATGCCTGCTATGACAGGACGCAGAAAGATCGATTTGAAAAGAACGCGAAAGCTACTACTAGTGACAATGATGTGATTGGTTATGATTGGATGATGCTTGATTTAGATCCAGTCAGACCGACCGGAACATCTTCTACGGATGAACAGATTGCAAAAGCAAAGGCGAAAGGAAATGAAATTTATAAATTCATGAAGAATCTTGGGTTTAACGACCCGCTGTTTGGCTTTAGCGGAAACGGAGTTCATCTGCTGTACAGGGTGTTCTTACAGAGTTCGAATGATAAGGTTGCGCTGATTAAAAAATCATTGCAAACATTAGATATGCTATTTTCAGATGATGAGATTAGTGTGGATATGAAGAACTTCAATCCATCCAGAGTATGCAAGCTATATGGTACGATGGCGCAAAAAGGTGCGAATTCGGAGAAACGTCCGCATCGGATGAGTTACATCATTGGTAGTCCAGAAAGCGTAGAAGTGAATGATATTAAGTATCTTCAAAAGTTGTGTGACTTATATCCGAAAGAAGAGAGACCTCAGAGGTATAACAATTACCAGCCAAGAGAGTTTGATTTGGAAGAGTGGATGAACAAGTACGGACTTCGGTATCGGAAAAGTAGTTATTCCGATGGAACAAAGTATATTTTGGATTGCTGTCCGTTCGACAGTAACCACAAGGGCAAAGATGCATGTATCTTCCAGTCTCGGTCTGGTGCAATTGGATTTCATTGTTTCCATAATTCATGCTCGGATAAGACATGGAGAGATGTTCGGTTGCTATATGAACCGGATGCTTACGAAAAGCGGCAGCAGGAATATGAGCGCAAGATTTATTCCAAGCCGAACCAGATGCAGGAAGTGAAGAAGATTGAGCCTACGGAAGGCAGCCCGGTATTCTACACAGCAAATGACATTCTGAATCTTCCGGTGGCAGAGGAGTCATTCATTAAGACGGGAATTAATGATATTGACAGACGAATGCGTGGATTAAAGAAAGGTTATGTGTCGGTAATATCCGGTTTAAGGGCCAGCGGGAAGAGCTCCATTATTTCCGAAATATGTCTTGACTGCGTGGAATATGGAAACAACGTTGGCGTGTTCTCCGGTGAACTTGCACCAAAGAATTTTATGCGGTGGATGAACTTGCAGGCTGCCGGCAAAGGATATGTTGAGCCGACAAATTTTGATGGGTATTACAATGTGCAGCGTAAATACCAAGAAAAGATTGCTAATTGGCTCGGAAAATGCTTTTGGTTATACAACAATGAGTATGGCAATAACTTCACTGCGATTATGGAGCAATTTGAAAAAGCAGTTGATGACAATAAATTAGATTTACTTATTCTGGACAACCTAATGGCATTCAATATTTCCAATCTTGGGGATAACAAGTGGGATGCACAGACGGAATTTGTGTTGAGCTTGGAACGGTTAGCGAAAAAAAAGAACATTCACATTGGATTCGTGGCTCATCCGAGAAAGGCAATGGGATTTCTTCGGCTTGATGATATTTCCGGAACAGGAGATTTAGGAAATGCCGTGGACAATGCTTTTATAGTACATCGCGTGAACAATGATTTTAGGCGGCTTACAAAGCAAATGTTCGGATGGAATGATGATAACGAACTGTATTCGGCTACTAATGTGATAGAAATTGCAAAAGACCGTGACGGTGGTATACAAGACTATTTCATACCGCTGTATTACGAGGTTGAGTCGAAACGGCTTAAGAACAGCAAAGCGGAAAATAAAATTTATGGATGGAATAAAAAGGATGATGGATTTTATTCGGTTGAAAACATGGAGATTCCGTTTGATTAGAACTCTGTACATGAAATTGCATAGAAAAGATTGCAACACATTTTGTCATTATGAAGGAAGATTCAGAGAGGTTTATTGCTTTCAATGCGAACTCGGTGTAAGGTCGGTGGAATATGAACGAAGAAGAACTTAAGAAATATTTTGCAACGTATACAGAATGCTGGAAGTTGTTCCGGAAGTATTCCAATCCGAATAACTCGTGTGAGTTCTGGGATGGATTAAGGGATGAAGCAGCTTCGTTGTATCAAAAGGATAAGACGGAATTCCGGAAGAATATGATTGTCGAAACTTTTAATGAAATTGAAAGAGTGTGGAAGTCAAGAAAGGAGTGACGAGTTGCCGGCCGGCATTAAACTGCAGTTTCTCAGAGGAGGAAACTTTAAGTAATCAAAAACATTAACGTTAGTGGTTAAATATGCTTAAATGTACTCATGGAGGACATTGTTTATGAATACATCAAATATCACTAATTACAAACCATAAGATTTTGCTGAATTATTAGGTGTTTCCGTCAAAACGTTACAGCGTTGGGACAGAGAAAAGACAGATTTATCAGATTTGGCTATGATTGGTTTGAAAAATTCTGTATGAAGTTCAATACAAACATAGTGGTAGTGAATAATGAAGAGCTATCGCCACAAGAAGAACTTGTACAGGATATTGTTTCAATCCTTCATGTATTCTCTTGTAGGTTGTATGGGCTTCGCAAGTATAAAAAACAAATAGAAATAGAAGGAGATGAGGAGATTGCTAAAGAGCTTCAAGACGGAAATAAACCCGACACCAGAACAGAAGGTCAAAATTAATAAGACTATCGGCACTTGCAGATATGTCTACAACTTCTACCTTTCTTATAATAAGGAACTTCACGAAAATGGCGAAAAATTTATGAGCGGCAAAAGTTTTAGTGTCTGGCTTAACAATGAGTATCTTCCTAATCATCCTGAGTATCAGTGGATTAAGGAAGTGAGTTCTAAATCGGTAAAGAAATCTATTGAAGATGGATGTGCTGCTTTTACGAAGTTCTTCAAGCGTCAAAGTGGTTTTCCTAAGTACAAAAAGAAAGAAAAATCCGATGTAAAGATGTATTTTGTAAAGAATAATCCAAAAGATTGTGCCTGCGAAAGACACCGAATCAGTATTCCGACTTTAGGATGGGTAAGACTAAAAGAAAAAGGTTATATCCCAACGACTAAAGATGGATGGAAAATTAAAAGCGGTACAATTTCTATCAAAGCGGGAAGATATTATGTGTCTGTCCTTGTGGAAGTGCCCGATAATAAAATTAATAATAATAGTAATAAGGGAATTGGCATTGATTTGGGGCTAAAAGACTTTGCGATTGTTTCAAACGGCAAAACCTACAAGAACGTCAATAAGTCAGAAAGGTTAAAGAAACTGGAAAGACAATTACGCAGAGAGCAAAGAAGTCTCTCCCGTAAATATGAAAATTTAAAGAAAGGAGAAGTCACTCAAAGAGTAAATATACAAAAACAAAAGCTTAAAGTGCAGAAACTTCATCATAAGATTGATAATATCCGTACTGATTACATTAATAAGACAATAGCCGAGATAGTGAAAACCAAGCCATCTTACATAACTATTGAAGATTTAAATGTGTCAGGTATGATGAAGAACAGGCATCTTTCAAAAGCCGTTGCGTCACAAAAGTTCTATGAGTTTAGAACAAAGTTAAAATCTAAATGTGATGATAATGGTATTGAACTTAGAGTGGTAGACAGATGGTATCCATCTTCAAAACTGTGTCACCGCTGTGGTTGCATTAAGAAAGATTTAAAACTTTCAGATAGAATTTACAGATGTGGATGCGGTTACATTGAAGACAGAGATTTCAATGCTGCACTAAATCTAAGAGATGCTATGACTTACGAAATTGCATAATTAACGCAAACGTAGGTATGTACCGAAGGCTATTTCGGGAATTCACGACTGTGGAGTGTACAAGAACTTGTGAGTAGCGTATTGCTTGCAATCGCCAAAGCATACACTTTGAAGCAGTAAGAAATGTCCGTGAGGACTTCAATTTCTCGATGTGTTTGAGTATATTTAAACACATTTTGAGTGGCAGATATGGGTAATAGTAAACCGAAGAATTGTTGCCACCCAGATTGTTTTCACTGTCCTTACAATGATTGCATTTATGACCGGTTGGAGGTTGAGGATTTTTCCGAGACAAATGATAGAGATTATTGGATTTATGAGGATTCAACTGGTAAAAAGTTGCATCAATCAAAAGATAAGGACTATAGAAATGCTAGGAAGACCGCGTATAATCGTAAGGCTGGTAATCATAGGGACAGGCATGAATACAATCAAAAGTATTATGCTGAGCATGGCAAAGAAATAAGAGAAAAGCGAAAGCAGAATTATGACACCAAGAAAAATACGGCTAAGTGTCGGAAATATAGAAAAAAGAATAAAGAACATGAAAAAGAACGTCAGAGAGAGTATTATCTGGCAAATCGTGAAAAGAAACAGGAATATGCAAGAAAGAGATATGAAATGATGAAGGGAGAGCTAAATGCTTGAAATTAATGATTTTTGCAAAGAGGTAGGAGAAAACAATAAGGCACATGGATTCAGGGAAGTGAATACGAATCCAACGGATTTCGTGGCACTGATTCATAGTGAGGTTTCTGAGATTCTGGAAGAGTTTAGAAAAGGTAAAGGTGCTACAGAAACGTATCACAGAGAGGACGGAAAGCCGGAGGGAGTACCGACAGAGTTGGCAGATGTGGTTATCAGATGTTTTGATATGGCTGATTACTATGGAATTAACTTGGAAGCAGCTATTTTGGAAAAGCATGAATTCAACAAGAGCAGACCGTATCTGCATGGAAAGAAGTTTTAGAGAAAGCTAAAGAAAGGAGTCGGAACTCTGGCCAGAGTGAAGATGCATCGGTTCTTTCGCAAAAATGGATAGAGAACAATTTATAAAAACCTGTATCCAAAGCGGATATGCAAGTAAAACATCAGCAACCAGATATGCAGACAATTCCGGGAAGGTATAGATAACTGCTATATGGTTCATAAGCACGAACATCCCGGATATGAAGAGAATA